TACGGTACGAATGCAGATTTAGGTAAACTGCCTAATGTAGCATTGGATATTGTGACCGCATCGTATGGTAGCAGCATTATTCCTTTGATTTGTAGTACCCAGCCGATTGACGAGCAGCGTGGGATTGTATATTTCAAGGAAACTAAATCACAGACTACCAGAGGTAACGTTACCGAAGGTGACGTGTTAAGTACGCCGTGGCGGGCACCGGACGCTTACCCGAGAGGATTCTCCAACGAGAACATCCCGGTTAGCTTAGGTAACTTTGTAGGTGGTACAACCAGCTATACTGGTACGATTAGTGGTATTAGCAGTTCTAATCCAATCAGACCCAATAGTTTCAGGGTTAAGACTACTTCGGCTTATCTGGCCACCGAAGCACAGGACGACGGGAAAGGTAACTTTTTCGGTGTAGGTATTCAAGGTACAATTAATTACTCCTCGGGTGAATGGGTAATTAATTTATTGGATGACCCCGGAGCCACTGTACCCGTTACAGCATCGTACGGTCAGGATTTTGAAGGCGGTGCGCCGTATCCCCGTATCATTCCGCAGAATAACAGCACCGATATTGAAGCCCAGATTTTTGTGTTGGGCTCCGAGGTTGGTATGTTCAAGGCGTATGCAATGAAGAAACGGTTCGGTTCCATTGCCGAAGATGAGATGATTACCGATTTAACCAATGCAATGACGGCTGAGATTGGTAACACGCTTATTTATATGCTGGAACAGAACGTGACCGGCCCTACGGTTACATGGAACCGGACGCATTCAGGGTATAGCTGGGCAGAGCATAAGCTCGAGCTGAAAGATAGCATTTTACTGTCTGAGAGTAATATCTTGCAGAATGCTGGCCGTGGCAACGTTAGCGTTATCATTGCCGGTAGTGTCGCCTCGGCAACCTTGGCAATGTTACCGGGTTTTCAGCGAACCGAGGTGAACGCTTCGGGGCCAGCGTTATACGGTACGTTAGATGGTATTAGCGTTATCCGTTCGCCACAATCCGACCCGAATCGTATCCTTACTATCTATAAGGGCACGAGCATGTTTGATGCAGCGGTCGTTTACGCACCGTATATGCCGCTCTTTGTGAGCAATACGTTACCGGTACCGAATAACGTGTTACAGCGGCAAGGTATCGCTTGTGTTTGGGCTGGCATGAAAGTTGTCGCTCCTGCATTCATCAATGCGGTAGATATTACTACTTAAGGTATTAACTATTAAGTAATAATTCGTTATACGTATACATGAAAGGGGGTTGACGGGGTGTTATACAGCCTATTATGTCAACCCCTTGTTTTTTAGGGGTAAGTAGAGTTATGTCAAAGTTAATTAAAAATATATCTAAACGGTTTGCTATAGCGATTAACACTAAGCAAGGGGTGGTTACGGTTGTTAAAGGCGGCATGGTACCGGTTGAGGAACTGGCAGAGAATGAGTTCGACCGGTTATTGAATCAGAACCCGTGTTTAATCGAGGTTATAGATATGACAATACCGCCGCCAGTAGTAGAAGTTTTTGAGGATGATTCCGTTAGTTTAGATAAAAGCAGTGATGTAGACAATATACAAGATTTCGGGTTTGAAGCTGGGAAAGAACCGGAGAAAGATTCTAAAAAGGAACCTGTGCCAGAGAAGAAAAAGGAACCTGAGAAAGAAGTTAAACCGAAAGCAAAGAAACAACGGGGCCGAAAACCTAAGAAATAAGGTTATGGTATGTTAACTCAGGAACAAGCAGTAGAAAAGGTTATCTTTGGGGCGGGGCAGCTTTTACTCCGGCCAGAAGATATAGATATTTTACCGCAAGATATATCCAGTCGGTTTTTCATACCTGCGGTTAAAGAATATGAACGGTATCGGCCTGTTATCGTTAAGATACCGTCCGTTATGATTGTAGGCGGTAAATGGCGGGTTCCTGATGATTGTTTAAAGTTAATTAGTTTAAGACCTATTAATGTAATGCGGTCTTGGGGAACACCGTCGCCGTATGTACGGGTATCATCGCATCAATGGTGGGTAGACGAGTTTAACATGTTATGGTGTCCGTCTGGGCAATGGGAGATAGAGTACCAGAAGAAATATACATTATCAAATACGATTGAAGATGAGGTGTTACTGGATGTGGACGGGTTGCAAGGCGACCAGTCATTCTGTTTATCGGCTGAACCGGTTCCGTCAACGGTTAAGTTAGATTACGGTAGCGTAGCAGCCGACCTTGATGGAGTTATAACTGGGGATGGTATAACGAACGGTGTGATTGATTATGGGCATGGTCATGTAACAGTTAAGTTTACTGAACCGACAACTGCACCGGTTAAAGTTAGTTATCGGACTAAATATCCGTTTGTAACGAACATTGATATTGGGGAAGAGATGTTTCTGGATTTGTTTGCTGCTCGGTTTTTGACTGGGTACGCTAATCTAAAGGTACAGATGAATTTGGAAGGTTTACCGGTTAACATTAACCTGGATGATATATTATCGTATGCAAGGGAAAAAGAGTCTAACTATCGGTCAAGGCTGGATTCGGTACAAAAATGGTATTCGTGGTAAGATAACATGGCTAGATGGACAGTAAAAGGTTTGTTACAATCAACCGCTAAACTAACTAAATGGCGGGAACGGGGATATAGCTCCTCTAAATCAAGGCATGTAGTTAAGGTTATACCGTATGCAGGGACAAACCTGTTTGTGATGCAGCAGGAACATTTTGGGTTAACGGTCAATGCGCATCATATAGTTAACCTTTCCTTTTATGATGTGAAGATAACCGATAAAGAGATGCCCTTGGATTTTTTCATGGTTGTACCGTACAAGAACCGGAACTGGTACATAGAAAAACCGGATTTAAGTAAGACGCCATTTAGGTGCAGGTGTACCTGTCCAGATTTTTATTTCAGGTTTGCTTATTGGAACTGGAAAAACGGGGCTATATTCGGGCCTAAACCAAGACAGTATGTCAGGAAGACCCGAACCAGGCCAAGGGTTAACCCGAACGGGTATCCAGGGTTTTGCAAGCATATCCATAACGGGTTATTACTGATGCAATCTAATAACTGGACAAATTTAAAGAAAACACCGTGGTATCTGGCTTATCCAGACTGGGAACGTAAACGAGATGAATTAGTTGGTTATGAATAAAGATAAAAAACCGTATTTTATTTGCGAGGTGTGCGAGTTTGAAGACAGGGGCGATGAGTTTGGGTATTGTCCTTGCTGTTCCCCGGAGCAGTTATCCGAGGATGAGAAAGGTGATGAACCCGATAACGGCAAGGGCGGGCATTGTTATTTTTTAGGGGTGTTACAAGGTATCTGTAGGCTGGATGGTACGGTTTGTGAGTATAAGGCAGACGGCAACTATGAGGATTGTCCAAAGATAGTACCTGACCATGATTAAAAGATATGAATTACTGTAATAAGAGACGGGTTAGTTTAGATATGACCGAGCGGTTACTTAAGGTAGGCGCAAAGATTTCCTCTAAGTTAATCTCTACATTACAGGAACCATTAGGATTTGATGCCGATATATTTTATCCGGTTGGGGAAGGTGTATACGGAGGGTCGGATAACAGTGTTAAATATGACGTGTTACCTACGTTATCCAGACGGGTATTGATAAGTAACCTGATTACCGAACGGTTTTTAGCTGATAAAACGTTAGACGTGTTTAACGAGCTGCAACCGGCAATGTGGATTGAGCCCGAGACAAAGATACCCAGATACTCCAAGGTTATCGTTAAACTGGCTAGCGGTCGGGTTATACAGTTAAAGGTACAGTACGAGTCTGGTATGCTGGGCATAGACCAGGAGATGTTCCATAAATATCCGCTGATACCAATGAGCGCAGTCATTACGGGCACACCGGAGATACTTGAGCATCCACAGGATACGGTTCTGGATTTAGGTGGGACAGGGACGTTATCCGTTTTGGCCAGGGGTGGTGGCACGTTATCATACCAATGGTATAAGGGTGATACTAAGATAACCGGTGCAGATGAAGCTATCTTAACGTTTGATACTGTCTCGGAAGATGATGTCGGGTATTACCGGGTAGTAATAACAAACGAGATTGGTACTGCAACGTCTTATAAAGCATACGTAACGGTTGCATCGTTACCGTTTGTTTTGGTTAATCCGGTTGGCGGTACATTTAACGTTGGGTCAAGATGTACAATGACAGTTTTAGGTGATGGCACCCCGCCTATTAAATATCAATGGTACAAGGATGATGTTATATTGGAGGGCAAGACCGGTAAAACGTTATCTATTAGTAGTGTATCCAGTAGTAATGCAGGGGAGTATAAGGTTAGCATAACCAACCTGAGCGGTAGTATATTTAGCGATTCGGCTATAATTATGGTTAATTGATATGGAAGTTAGACGACATGGTAATATAACAGCTAAGGTGATAAAAGGGTTTCATGAGATGTTGCGTGGTACCGTTAAAGATTTTGTTACTATTACCAAGATTGTTCATGACCCTGATATGGGGTTTAGTCCGATTTTAAAATCCGAGATAGTTACGAATGATTTTATTGCCCAGAACGCAGGCAGACCGGACTGGCTGGCTATTGTATGGAACAGGGATATGCTTCGGCCATGTGCAGAGCAAGGTCGGCAGTTTCAAGGAGTTAAATCAATGGTAAACAAAGCTCCAGAAGCTATATTATATAGGGTTAGATATGTTGACCTGACCATAAATAATATGTTCGTGGCACCTACAATGGATGTGATTGAGTATCTGGAAGAGACCTTTTTATGTTTTTTCCCGAGCGGGCCATTCGATTTTAGTATTGAACGTACACCTAACTTAAACATATTAGCCAGTGTAAAGACTTTTGACACAACTGGGGTATCCAGACTTGGTTATGAAAACTACGGGTCTGTGTCTATATTAAGTACGACGGCTAACATTGTTTACCCGTTAATTTTGGAGCATGACCGGCAGAAACTAATTGCTATAACGGATATGCAGGTTAAAGTTTAACATGAAAGGATTCTAGATGTGAGTAATAGAAAGAAATATAAAGATAGCAAACTAAAAAGTGTTACTTTACGGGATAAAGATAAAGATTTAATGTTTGATGATGTGGATTCTGTTTCTGGGGAGGTAGTTAAAAATGCTGAAACATTCGAGACAGCTAAACCGATTACTCCTCCTGAAGAGGTGCAGGTTATATCTACATTATCAAAATCGGTTAGTTTACGTTATAACGGAGAGACAATAATGTTACCACCTTGGGGTAAAATAAAACTATTAAAACATCTGTTAGGCGGTGTACCAGCAGGCGTAACATTATTAAGTATTAAAAAATAGTAAAAAAATAAGGAAAAATAAATGATATGAGTGCACCAGAAGTAAGAGTTCAAGAGATTGACCTCTCGACGAGAGTTCCGGGGTTTCCGGGCGTGTACGGTGGGATAGTGTTACCCACCGTGAAGGGGCCCGTTGATAAGCCGCAGTTAGTTACAAGTGACACTGACTTGTTACGTAAGTTTACACTGAAAGAAGCAGTACCAATTGACGGGAACGATGCTTTCTTTTCTGCGCTGGCATTCCTGCAAAAATCGGATAAGCTTTGGGTTAAACGATGTGCAGGTGCCGGAGCATTAACCGGCGGGGCAAACTTTGTTTCTACCGGTGATGAAGAGACACAGGCTGAGAACAAGGGATTTACCAAGGGTATTATGGATACAAGCTATGTATCGGTAGCAGATAAGAAGTTAGTATTGTTTGCCCAGAACCCCGGTTCATGGAATAATGATATTAAGATTAAACTGTTCCGGCAACGGCCAATTGAATCTGTTGTATCTGAGTATCCAGGAGATACTTCTGCTGGCAGTGATTCGGTTGAAAACCCCATTAACATTGAAGGTTTTAAGATTGCCTGCAAGCAGGACTGGCAGGATGGTGAACCGGTCAGGATTGCCGCCGCCAGTGATGAATTGGAAGGCGGGGTTGCAGTTAAAAGCTATCGAATCCCAGGCGGGTTAAACGCATCTGGCGTATTTTACGTTGTTAAAGAAGACGAAAAATATGCCGGTGGTAAATGGACATCCACAATCAGACTGGCTACTTCGTATTCAAAAGCGAAGGCAGCAGCAGCGGCAAGGGATAAAGGTAACTCGACTGAATATGAAGCTAACGTAGTTAAACTTAGTAGACGTACCGAAGAAAACATTACGTTACCTTCAACTATATCACAGTTTACCGGTGATACAGTAATACCTATTAAAACTGTATCGGCACCGGGCTGGGTAACAGGCGAAGCAGTATTTGTCGAGGCTAAAGAAGGTGCTTTTCCTACAGGTACACCGGAGGTACTTTACGTTATCCGAACAGGTGTGGACAGCATCCAGTTAGCTGCAAACAAGGATGATGCTTTGGCTGGGATACCATATACATCTGAACAGTCAGGCGGTTCAGCAACAAAGATTACGATTACCGAGCTGCAAGGCATCAAAATTCTGCCGGTTAAGAATACCAAGACACCTAATACTTGTCTGTTAGAGGTATTCTCAGGCGAGGATGAAGAGAATCCGGTTGAGACCTACGTGTTTGCAAGGGAAGCAGGCCGTAAGAACGCCGATGGTAAGAATATCTTTTTAGATACAATCTTGAGTTCATCTGCTTATATTCGGGGTAAAGCTAACAGTGCCGATGTTAACCCGGACGATACGTTTGATGCGGAGACCGGTAAATGGATAACCGACTGTTCGGCAACGGTGGTGAAGGTACAAGGCATCGCTTTACCGATTTCGGGCGGCGATGATGGCGGGCTGGTATCGGACGGGGATATGATTCGGGCCAGCGAAGCTTTCCTGAATCAGGAATCGTATCCGTTAACCGTACTTATGGACGGCGGATATACATCGGTTGCGTACCAGCAGCAGTTGTTAGCTATTGCAGAAGCAAGGAAAGATTGTGTAGCCATACTATCCACACCGGAAGATAGCGAGAACGCCAGTGATTATCTGAATTCTATTGTAGATTTTAAGATGTCGCAGTTAAATCCGAACACATCGTACGGTGCGTTATATACACCGCACGTGCAGGTATACGACCGGTATAATAATGTAGAACGTTGGGTAGCCCCAGACGGGTACGCTGCGGCGGCAATCAGTTATACGGCGTATAACTACGAGATGTGGTATCCGGTAGGCGGGTTTAGACGGGGTGTTATTAACGTTAAAGATACCAATAGACGGTTTACCAAGGGCGAGATGGATTACCTGTACGATAACGGTATCAATCCTATCCGGTTTTATCCGAATAAAGGTATTGTTATCTGGGGCCAGAAAACGCTTAGTGCCAGACCAAGTGCATTAGACCGGCTTAACGTCCGGTTAATGCTTATCGTGATTGAACCGGCATGTGCAACTGCCCTTGAAGACTTCTTGTTCGAGCTGAATGATGAAGCTACCCGAGGGATTATCAGGGCTATGCTGGAGTCTTACATGGATAACATTAAAGCCCGTCGAGGCGTGTACGATTATCAGGTTGTCTGCGATGATACCAATAATTCACAGGATGACATTGATAACTATCGGTTAAACGTTTGGTTATTTGTTAAACCAACTAAAGCTATTGAATATATCCCGTTCAAGGTTGTTATTACCTCTACGGGCATGGACTTTAGTTTGGCTGCACAGAGTGTATAACTAAAAAGATAAGGAGATTATAATTATATGTATCCAGTAATAGATAACATTAGAATGACCGCTGATTTCGCAACGGTATATCAATGGGATGTAAAGTTCCTGACCTGGCCTGCGGCACCTATCGCAGGTGGTATAGGCTGGCCGGACGATGCAGACCTGAATTTCAGATGCGAAAGTACGGATATTCCCGTGTCAACAAATAGTTCTATCACAGTCGCTATTCGGGGACATAAGGTTAAACAACCGGGCATTCAAGAATATGGTATGACGTTTACACTTAATTTCGTGGAAACTGTTGATAATCGCATCTCGCATTTTATTCGTAACTGGCGAGAAGCTTGCAGCAGGTCACAAACAGCGCATCAGTTTACTAAAGCAGAGTTAGATGCAACTATCCTGATTACAAGGTTAAACAGACAGTTGCTCCCTATCTGGGAATATAAACTGATTGGATGCTGGCTAGAGAGCTATACGTTACCTAACCTTGACGGAAGTACCAGTGACGCTCTTAAACCGGGCATGACATTGTCTTACGACTACTTCTTAGACGGCTCAGCAGGCGCATCGGGGCCCAGCGGAAACATACCATAAAGTAAATTAGGTATATTTGGCTAACATAAAACTCCTTATTGGTCTATATTAAGACTGGGTAGGGAGTTTTTTATTGGGTTAATTTATGTATTTAGATTCGATTGATAAAGTTCGGGCGGTTGAATGGAGCAAGAGTTACCTATGGGACATCTGTTTCTTTGGCGGGAACGGATACGGCCCGCCACCGTATCCGTTTGACTCCTGGTTTCCTGCAACTGAGGTACAAGACCTGGTTTGTAGCGTGAACACGAACGAGTTCTCATCGCCTATGCGCCAGTTCTCTGTTCCGGTGAATAGTAACCTGAGACGGCTAAAAATAGATTTTATTGATGATATATACTGTACATTGGAGAATTATTTCGTTGAATGGATGGATGTACAGATTTTAAATAACGGAAAAGGGGTAACACCTGTTGAGGAATGTTTACGTAGTTTACTTGTTTACAGGCTGGATGCCAGCAGGAAACCGGTAAAAGGGTATCTATACTCGGTATTCCCGGCTGGCGAGCTACCGTTTAATGGCCGGTCCGACTCACAGGCTAACGAGTATGCATTAGACTTTCTGGTTTGGAATTCAAAACGGGTTTTATAAATTATGGTTAGAATTAGCGTTTAATATAGTATGGATATAGTTAGGCACGAAGAATTAAAGAACCAACCGAAGGATGAGAAGCTCCGGTTTTTACCGGAGATAACCGTAACGGAGCTGCCATCGCATTTTAAGGCGTACCCGAAAGGTACGGTTATTAAATATCGCCCGTATTCGTTTGGAGAAGTAAAGAAATTTAACCAAGGCGGTAAAACTATGCAGGATATCTTCCAGATGGCAATGGAAGGCGTTCTGGTGGAAGGCATGGATAAAGATGATTTAACGTACTCAGATGCGTTATATTTATCGTTGCTCCGTAAAATATCATCGTTAGGCGACACGAAGTTTAAGGTTACATATATCTGTTCTGAATGCGGTAAACCGGTTACTGAATCTATCGAGAGTACCAAGATTGGGTTTGATGAGCTGGATATACCTGCTTTACCGGTAGTGGCAGAATTACAACAGACCACCTTAGAATTTAAACCGTTCACGTACGGTAAGTTTATCCAGCTTGTAACCGAAGGCAAGATTGAAGATGAAGTAGCTACAATGGCAGCTATGTGTTCAAACAAACTGTTTCAGGAAGCTTACGATATTATCTATAATTGTAGTACCAGTGACGGGGTTATACTGGAGCACATTGACCGGATACTATATCACGGAACAAAACGGCTAAAGTTTAAATGCGGTAACTGCGGTAAAGAAGACAGGGTAGCGTTGGACGGGAGGGACGCTCTAATCTCTCCCTTTCGTAAATCTGACGAGCTTATTAAAAGCCGAGTTCGCTTTGGCGTATAAACTGCATCAAAGCGTGCTTGACCTGCAATATGTGGATTATGCAGAGGTAAAAAGCATGTGTGACGAGCTAGTTAAAATGTTGACACAACAGGCTAACGCAAGAAAGTAAATGGCAGATAAAATTATAAATGTAAATGATGATAATGTTAAAGGAGAAGGGAGCGGGTTTAAAAAGGGCGGGGAAGATACGGTAACAGGTAACATTACAGGGTCGATTGAGCTGCGGCCTTTAAAACTGGTTGCGCCGGGCACGGCAAGCAAAGATGAATCAGAAGATTTATCGGATGTTTTAAAGGACAAGTATAACAATATATCTGAGCTGGTAGATACCGTTTTAGAGCTGGTTAAAAATAACGGGGCACTCATTAAACGGTTAACGCTTGAGTTTGGTAATCAGGAAGCAGCCAAGAAAAAGGTAACATCGACCAGGAAAAAACCAACATCTAAAAAGGCAAGCACAGCCCCGCCTAAGAAACGGGGTCGGCCTAAGAAAGCTGCGCCTGCACCGGTTTATGATATTGGTCGGGGCGAGATACAAGGTACAGAGGATAAGGTTGAAGCAATAGGCACGGCAAGTAGTCCTGAACAAGGGGTAAGTAGTTTTATTGAATCACCTTTGTTTTTTACGGATATTGACCGGGGTAGTTTAGCCAAGGATAAAGAAGAATCAGATAAAAGTAACTGGGCACTGGTTAATCGAGACCCAACAGCGTTCTTTGAGGATTTAGATGTTAATTGGTTTGAAATCCTTTTAAAGACTATCAATAATATATCGGACAGGCTGGATGAACAAACTAGTTTATTAAACGATAAGTTATTTACGCTGGGTGATATTCGGGAGCTTGTAAAAGGTATTTTAACCGATAGCGACCGGCTTAGAGACCTTGACAGAGAGGCCACAGAACCGCCTGAAATGCCGTCTGAGGCATCAGACCGGGATGAGAAGGACAAGGATAGGGAACGAGGTTTAAGAAGCGGCAGGGGCGGCCGTAGCGGTGGATGGCTTGACCAGCGGTTATATGAGATGACCGGTATGCTGGTTAACTTTGCTGGGCTGGGCGAGCTGGATGATTTACTGGGTATAACCAATTTAGTCTGGGATAATGCCGGTAAGGTATGGGGTAAGATAAAGGATAAGTTTAAGAAGAAAGATAAAAAAGGCCCGGAAACGTTAGACGTAGATATTCTTGACCCTGAGTTTAAAGCTGAGGATGTATCTCCGAGACCGGCAATTGAAGATAGAGTTATAGATGTTGAATCGGTTACGGATGATGTTAAGGACAGGATTACCCGAGACCAGTTACTGTTACCGCCGGTTACATGGGAGTTTCCTGAACAACGGGCAGGGTCACATCCTGTATCGCCTTTAGGCGGTGGCTCAGGAGATATAATTGATGTTGAACCGTTATCAGACGAAGATTTAACGTTGTTACCGCCACCGCCGGAAAGTTTAGAGCTGGTTTTATCGGATGAAGCTAAGGAATACTTAGATACGATTAAAGATGCCAAAGGTATCGAAGGTGGTGAACCGGTCTCGGAAGGGTTAACCAAGGATGACCTGCTAGAAGCGTTAAACAGCCAAAAAACGACCAGTAGCGTTGCATCTTTATCGGAATATACACATGGGAAGCTTGTTACCAGTAAAGATGAGACAGGCGGGCTGGGCAAAGATGGTATAAACGACCTTAAGAAACTGTTAAAACAGATGGCTGGTGAAGGTAGCATGATGTCAATGGCATCCATGCTAATGCTGGCTAAGATAGCTGCGGTAGGCGCAACGGCAGTAGGCGGGTTCATGCTGGGTAAAGAAGCTTTTTCCCGCATGGCCGGGGATAAATATGAGGCTGGGTTAATGGAACAGGTTGAAGGCAACCTGACCGAGAAAGCCAAGACCGATAAAGGCAGGGATATAGCGCATACCAAGGGCGGGTATGAAGAGTCAATTCGGAACCTGAAACTACAGAATGAAGAATTAAAACAGAAAGGCGACCCGTTATCGCTCCGGTTAATCGAAAAAAATAACCGGTTAATGGAATCGTATCGGGAACGGGCAGATGAATTGTACAGTGAAGGCGCAACGTTAAAAGCTTTAGAGAGCGGTCGGGATATAGAAGATGTCAAGGCAGAGAATATTTCTACAATTGAACGGCTGGAAAAGGAGCTGGAAGATAAAAATATTGAGGATAGGGCTGCTAAAGAAGAACAACTTAAGTATGAAAAGCTGTTACAGAAAGGACTGGAGAAAGAAGAAGTCAACAGGGCAGCAGCGGAAGCAGCCCGACAGGAAGCTGAGGATAAATTAAAGGAAGAGTCAGGAGAGCTCGAAGATGTAGCTGAGGATGTTAAAGAAGGTATAACCGAAGGGATAGAACAAAGTTTACCGACCATGTCAGAGGCAGTCGCCGTTACAGCGACCCAGGCTACCACACAACCGTCTTTAGAGGATGAGACAGGTACAAGTACCCCGCAATCAATTGAACGGCTTACAACCGATTCTGGAGCGATTTTAGGTACGTCTGTCACGGCTATTGCACCGGTTATAGGTGATACAATACCGGAAGAAAGCACGGCAGGATTAGATGATGTGATAACAGAGCTACCGGACACTGTATCGGGTAACATTAGGTTTTTACATCGGGAAGGTGATGAACCGTTTTATCCGGCGGAACCGTTACAGCGGGGTGTACCAGTTGAACAACGGGCGTTACCGGAGTATAGTGAAGGTCAACCTGTTATCCAGCGGTACGGTGTTTCAGGGGATGTTACCCATGCCAATACAAGGTTAGGTATGGAAGGTGCACCAGTTGAACAAAGACCACTTGAGATAAAAGGCGAGGGCGCACCGGTTTACCAGCGGGGGTATTACGGCGGGCTAACACCGTTTGGAGCAGGTATAAACCTAGGTGGTATAGGTGGTGTACTCCAACAGAGCGGTATTATGCAAGGCAAGCTGGGTGCAATTGACGCTACGTTAGGCGGCGGTATCTCGGGGATGTTATCAGGGCTGGGCACAAAAGAAGGCATCTCAAGAAGTGTGTCAGGACTGGTTCAAGGCGGGTTAAACATACCGGTATCAGATACGTTACAAGCAGGGGTACACGGTTTTTTAGGCGGGGATAGAACGGTACGTAGTCTGGGCGAGCTGGGTAAAACAGCTATTACATCGGGTGATTTTGGTCTGGGCGGTTATTTACAGGATACAAGGGCTGGTCAGGCAGTAACAGTATCCGGTGATTTACTGGGTCAGGTACGTAGTATTAGCCAGTCGATGGGTAATTTACCTGGTCTGGTAACTGGCAAGGTAAAGGAATCAGTATCAAAAGGCGAGATACCATCTACAACAGCCGATTTAGTCCGGGATAACGAGCAGCGAAACACCGAGGTACTGGAAAAGATAGCAAGGATAGGTGCTGGCGCAGGTAGTATGTTAGGTGTAGGTTCAACAGCAGGGAGCGGGGTAAGCGGTGGCGGTTCTGTTTCGGTTCAGGATACAAGGATGGGTATGGATGATATAGGTATAATGTTAGTAAACATGGGATATTTCAGTTAGTTATGGGTTTTACATATCAAGATTTAATATCGGGTATATCAGCAGAGAACAGTCAGGTATTGATTGTATCGGATAAATGGACTGTGAAAGGTTTTTTAACGGATGAGATTAGGTTGGATGGTCGCAGTAACTGGCGGGAAGCAGCCGACCCGAAGTTTCAGGATATAGCTAATAAGTATTTAGCGGCTGGAACACTTGCATGGAACCAGATAATGTCGGGGTTGGGCGCAGGCGGAATGACAATGACCAGCCGACAAGTTAAATCATCGGCAACGTTAATGGTTAACTGGGAAGGCTCAGAAAACTTTAGGATAGCTATACCGTTAATCTTTGTTGCTACCAGTAGTCAGGATGATGTTCGGGTACCTATTCGGGCGTTATACGAGGCTATCTATCCTACGTTTGGCGAGTTTGGCAAAGAAACACTGGGCGAGTCTGTAGGCGGTATAGCCGATAACTTTGTTACGGTGATGAACGCCCCGTTGAATTACGAGCGAGGTAACTATTCAAAACCGCAAGGTGTACTCAGGTTAATCTTAGGTAACTGGTTTAAAAGTACATCTATCTTTGTACTGGATGATATTAACTTTAACATGTCATCTCAGTTTATGCCGTCTGGGCTGCCGATTTACGCAACCGGTACGGTTATTCTAACATCATGCCGACCGGTATCATCAACCGAGGTTAAACAATGGATGAGTAAAGGTGCGTCACCGACACCTAAGTATTTAACTGCCGGTAGCGAGAATGAATATCCTACTTGGGGCGATACACTTAATACCGAATCAAACGTTGCATTGCCGGATATGGCAGGCAGTACGGACGGTAACGTCAGGTTTTTTGAGGCACCGCAAGCCAGTGAAACAGTATATTAAAAAATGAGTTACGGTATAAATTTAAATGTAGATGCAACACCAAGGTTTGATGCAAGGCGATATGTTGAATTTAACAATGATGCTCAGGCCTATGATATTTTAACATCTGATTTTGTGAATCAACTTGTAGATATTCCAGCAGCTGGCGAGATACAGGTTTTAGTTGATGCAGAACGATTAGACAACATCTCGTATAAACTATATAATTCAACACAATACTGGTGGGTATTGGCTTTATACAATTACATGCCATGCCATAAATATGTAAAACAAGGGACAGTGATTAGGTATTTTAGTTTATCTAACCTTGAGAAGCTTAATTTTTCGTTAAAAGGCGAGAATGATTGATATTAAAGGTCAATTCAGGTTTGTTTTTTCGATAGCGGATTTTGATGATTTTCTATCGGCAGGACAGGTTATTACGTTTACCGTGTTTGAAGAGGCCGGGAATGTGTTACCATCGTTCCGGTTAGAGATTAAACTGATTGAAGAAGATGTTATCAAAGTAATGAACGAAGGTAACATCTTGCAGGTATCGTATGGCCGGGACCAAGACCACATGCGTACTTGTGACCTGCGGATACTGCGGATGGATACATACCCCGATGGCGACCATTTCAGACGGGTATTACTAAGCGGACTGATAGATGCAATCGGCTGGTTAAACGTAACGCATTGCCGTGGGTTTAAAGATAAAACGTCTCTGGATGTAATTGATGAGGTAGCAGCCGATTATTTCACGGTTGATTTACGGGGGAACACGGCTAGGGATACCATGTTATGGTTACAACCGGGGATAACGAACAAACGATTTATAAACGAGGTTTGGTTACATTCGCATATACCGGATTCAACACCGCTGGTAGGTATCACGGCAGATAAACGGTTCTTGCTCCGGTCAACGACGCAACTGAAAGATATTGACTGGCGGTTGGTATACGGCGATTTAACTGATGATAAAGATATACCGTATCAGAGTAATTATCATGTTGAGATGCGCAGCGGGTTCATCAACTCTTGGTACGGGTACGGTCGGGAAAAGAAACTGGTTGACTGGGAATCAGGCAACGTAGTTTTTGATAATGAAGAAGCAGAAGTATTTCTGGCACAGGCAAAGACACTTAACCGGATGGGAGAGATAACGCCCCGGTTCGATAACGCATCGTTCCTGAACGATAATGTTCATGAAAATTACTGGAGCGCATTTATGCGGAATTTATCGTATCTGACAATGGGTTCCTCGGTTAAACTGGTGGTCAGGGTAACGGATTATTACTTTGATGTAGATGTTTTAGATAGTGTTTTGTTTCTGGATAGACGGCAGGATGATAAGAAAGAAGAAGCAATCGAATTCTTTTCTGGCCGGTATGTAGTTAGCAAGGTAGTCAGGAACTTGTCCAGCAGCCAGTTTACAATGAGCCTGGAACTATGCCGGGAAACGTTAAACAGCGGGAAAGGAAATTTACGGTAATATGTTAGTTAATTTTTTGGAGCAGGTTAGCAAGGTAGATAATTTATCGTTACCGCATAAAGGTATTGTAGTAGATAACATCGACCCTAAAAAATTGGGCAGGTTAAAATGTATTGTTAAAGGGTTGTTTGAAGGTGATGATAAAGATATGCTGCCGTGGTGTTTTCCGAGAAATAGCTATGGATTAGGCGGTGGCGGTGATTCAACACCGTATAACAGCGGGTTCAGCGTACCTGAGATAGGCACAGAACTGGAGATACAGTTCCCGTACAAAGATATTTATCATCCGATGTATGTTGGTTTTTGGCAGAGCGAGATAACGCATCAGGTTGGGTTTGACAGTAATTATCCAGAATGTTATGGCTTCAGAGATTCATCTGGAAGCTATATTAAGGTGGATAAGGATGAGGGTTACATGAAATTTAAACATGGGCCTTCGGGGAGCTACTTTGATTTAGATAAAGATGGTAATTTAACAGTTTTTATATCAGGCAATATGCGGGTGCATGTGGCAAAAGATATAGTTATATCGGCGGAAGGCATGGGTAAACTTAACACGGTCAAGAATCTGAAGTTTGACGGGTCACGTATTGACCATAACCTTGACCATGAAACCACGCCTAATCCACCGGAACCGGACAGGGCAATTGAATAACAATGGAAAATAATTTAATTAGATTATCAAGGGCACAGATTGATTATAATGGTTCGGGTTCCAGACCG